TCACGGTACGAAACATCAATGACATTATTGACAGAATGTGATCTTAGTTTAAGAAACAAAAACTCTAGATCAAAGGTTGCTAATGTATCGATGTCAAACTTTTCATCTTGAATACAATTCTGAAGTACCTGCTTAATAGCTAGAACAATATCCTTTTCGGCTCCAGATTGTTGTGCAATAAGAAGAATCTTTTCTTCTCTAACAACAAAGGGTCTAAACTTATAGGTCTTGCCTGTTGAAGGCACATTCAACTCAAATAGTGGTTTGTCTATTCTAGGTAATGTCATTATTAATTCATCCTTTTAGTATATTCCTGTAAGGTTAGTTCCAGGAATAAGTGGTTCATTTGAAGTGTCATCTTTTTTTAATCTAGAAAATAAGCCGGCTGCGGATTTTCCGAGTCCTGGATTCTCTTCAAAGGTTATCTTGTAGTCTGTGTAGTTGAACTCTATAGGCAATCTAATAATTTCTGATTCTGATGCCCAGTTCAAATCAATAGAGGGTAGGGCTTTGGGGTACGCTCTAAATAGTTTTACTGATAAAATTTTCTTGCCTTTTTCGGGGTCTTGAGTGGTATCAAATACATCTATAGTTATATCCGCACAATAATAGTCCTTATACCCCACTTCATACGCTGCGTTTTTTGATGAGAGAATGTTTTGTACATTCTGCCCTTCTGCTTGAAAGTTTACGATCCTGTTGACCCACTCATAGAAGAATTTGTACACTTTACCTTCTGCGTCTAATATGAATACTAAACCAATATCATCAAATGCGACGCCGTATGGAACACCTTCCATAGGTCCATAGCCTAATCTAATACCCGCATTGTCTGCTGTAGTAAATGCCATACCCGGCAACTGTGCTTGTTCGCAACGCAAAGTTAATTGATCAACTCCTGCTAGGGAGGGAACCTTTTTTAAATATTCGGGTATAGTGATATGAGCAAGGAATCTATTAGATCGCATAACTCCCTTAGTAGAAATCTCTGCGTTAAACTTTTCGATATTAAACATGTTTAACCTATGACCTTTTTACTGTTAGCCCATACTTGAGACTTAGATGCTTTGGCAAAACGCTCAGTTGGTAGGAATAGCGCAATATCCCATTCTGAAGGATATACGTAATAGAATTTTGTCTGTACATGACTTATAAGATACTGTTTGACACAGGGTTTAAAATATTCAAATTGTGAAGCTCCGTTCAGAGCGTCATAGCTCATTTTTAATTTAGTAGACTCATCATACCTACTATTGTTTTTTAAATCATATAGCGCGTCCATTAGAATGGCACGGTATGTTGGAGGTAGATAGTGTAAATTGAGTCCCCAGAATCTACCTTTCTCTACTTTGAATGGAAATATTAAAGGGAATTTATCATAAAAAGGTAAGGTATCTTTGTGTTTCGGATCGTACACATACATGTACATGTTTCCGGGCTTAATGCTGGTAGTTAATCTTTGATTATCTTCACTTATTAATTTTTTCTCATTGACTCTACCATAACTGGATGCTGCTTCTCTATACCATTTACGTGCGGCATCTGTTCGTGATGGAATCTGCCCCGAACGAACACCTTTAGTTAAAATAGTATCGAATACACCAGCCATTAAAAAATATATTCCTTTTTAAAAAGTAAGACCTAAATCTTTTTCAGTTATAATCTGAAACTTCCAACCTCTATCTTCACAATACGCTTCTGCGTTCTTCCATTTAGCAGAATTGATACCCCAGGTCTGCACTTCTGTAATATAACGCCTATTAGGTTTGTTCTGCACTACTGGAGGTTTAGTCTGTGCAAAAGGTTTGACCTCTATTAATACTTGTTCAGTAGTTCCGTCTTGATTCTTCTTCTTCATATAAAAATCTGGAAAATATCTATGGCGTTTATTATCTATTGGGCTTATATATGGAATTATCACTTCTTCAGAAGACCATTCGACTATGTCTGGATGAGAATCTAACTTTTGCATAACCATTAGTTCCCACCTACTACGATAAATAATCTTAGTTGGATCCCCTCTGTACTTCTGAGGATTCTTTGGTTTGAATGTTCCTTTATAAGCCATATTTCTCAGAGTTTGTTATAAATATAATAGTAAGAATTCTATACTAGAATACGAGTATAAATATATTTATACCACCTAAGGACACCCAAATGGCTTCTAATAACCCCTTGGATTATGTAAAAAGTACTAATCTGTCTCCTATTGATAGATTAGTTACGTCGGCTATTTCGAATGCTATTTCGGGTAGTACAACTAATGCCCAACAGGTAGCACAGCCGGTAGCAGAAAACTATTTAAATATTGGTCTTTCGTTCAGTAGCGTCGAGGCATTTGCCGCACTACAGACAGATAAACTTTTATCAGGAGCTCTGGATGTATATTATGCATTTGCTGGTAAATCTACCTCTAGAACCGGCGCGTCTGATATAGCACATCTACGTAGAAACAGATTAGCAGATACAAAAGAATACCTAGCTAAGATTAATCCGTCCACAAAAATCGCTAAGAATCGTCAAGACAGCGAAGTTGAAATTCTGACGGTGGTATAATATGGCAACAGAAAAATTAGAAAGTTCGCTATTAGGTAAATACTATTGCAGATTATCTATCGGCGAATATAGTAGACCGTCTCCATTCAGTACTAGCAATTTTGCAGTAACCAAAATCATCAATTTACCATTGCCCACAGAATTATCTGATGCAACGCCCGTGGGTTACTCTTCAGCAGAGTTTGAATCTGTTGGCGATGCTTTTAATGGAGACGAGTTCGGCGCGTTTGAGACAGCTTCTCAGCGCAATGCTATTAAAGCCACAGCGGATGCTGCTGGTAAATTTGTTGAAGGTATATTTGGTAAGAAATCCTTTACTGCTAAAGCAGTGGCGGGCGTCACCGAAGGTGTTGGAAGCAATGCCAGAATTATATCATCTGCGATTCAGCAGTCCGCAGGAATTGCACCCAATCCAAATCCAACTGTAGTATTTACAGGCTCGTCGCTAAGAGATTTTGCATTAACCTGGATGTTTTCGCCTAAAAATCCTGACGAAAGTAAAAGAATAAAAAAGGTGATACAAATACTTAAGTCTGCGGCTTTGCCAGAGAATTCGTCGTTTAATTCTGGAGCTATTCTAAGATATCCAAACATAGTGCAATTGAATTTCTTTCCATGGGATACTAATATAAACAGTAATACGGCTTTTACAGATACTGTGAATAGTCAGTGGGGATGGTCAGACAACAGCATCATTAAAGTTAAGAAATGCATGATGGGTTCTGTTAATGTTAACTATACGCCTAGCAATGTACCTGCATTTTTTAATGATGGAGGGGAGTATCATCCAGTAGCTATTTCATTATCTATTAATTTTAAAGAAATCGAATATATGCTGTCTGGGGACTGGGGGGGCAATTATGGACAGGTAGCAATACCTCCAGCTAACGGGGAAACTCCTCGTCGTGAAGAAACTCTGACCGAGAAATTCGACAGGATTATTTCGGATCCAAATGCGCCTTGGGATTCGAAGGTCGGCGCGGCGATAGGTAATAGCAATTTCTAAAATTAGAGCTAAAAAATGAACTATTTTAACAAGATTCCTACTATAACATATAACGGTGTTCCTGCCAAGAATCTGCTCGCCAGAGCAAGATTCTCTGATAGAGTTGCACGCGAACGTACATTATTCTTGCCGTATACTATGAAAGAAACAGATAGAACAGATCTGTTATCGTATGATTACTATGACGATTCTGGATATGAGTGGCTGGTTCATTTTTCAAACAATGTTATAGACCCATATTATGACTTGGCTATTACAGAAGACGATCTATATGTACATATTATATCTAAGTATGGTTCTATTGAAAAAGCAGCACGAGGCATAGCGTTCTACCGTAACAACTGGTCTGACTATGCTGACGATAGAATAACCCTCGAGGAATATGATCATATTCTAGGAAGTTCTAAAAAATACTATGTACCTGTTTTAAATATAGATTATGTTGTTCACTCATATAGACGCAAACAATACGACGACATAAAGTCGACCAATAGAATAGTATCCATGTCTATATCTAATACTACTGGCACATTTACATTAGGCGAAGAGATACAAGTAAATGGTACAAATTATGGTTTCTGCACAAATAATGGAACAACACAAATAAATGTACAACATGTGACTGGTTCTTTTGCAGCAGATGACACTATTATTGGTGTAGATTCAGGTACTACTGCAATTGTTAATGATGCTCAAATATTTTATAGCATTCCCTTAGATGAAAATAGATTCTGGTCCCCGGTATCGTTTTTTGATTATGAGCAAGAATTGAATGAAGCTAAAAAAGAAATTTCGTTAATCGATGCTTCATATAAGAGACAAGTTGAAGCAGATCTAAAGAGGTTAATGAATACATAATGTCTTTTAATCTTAAAAGTTTTATACGGGGGGTAGGACAGGATATTCTAGCCAATGTAGAACGTGACATCTATAATCGCACAGATCCTAATATGTTATCCAATAAGGGCGGCGATATCATAGACAATATCCCTGGCGATATTCATATACAAGAAATAGTTCTACACAGTACAACAGGCGACAAGACATACAATCTAATAAATCAGGCAAAGAGAATAGACATTTATGAGTCTCTGTTTTCCCCTATTATATTTGCTGACTTTCTTATTGCCGATGCATCTAATATTCGAGCTAACTTTGGATTGAAGGGCGAGGAGTTTATCACTATCAGATATAACACACCCGGTGCTGTAGGTAAGGATTGTTATTATTATCTACGAGTCAATGAACTATATAATGAAATACCAGTAGGTGTTACCAATAAGGTAGTGACATATACCCTCAAGTGTTCTTCAGCAGAGTATCTTAACAATTTCCCTATACGAGCTATTCCAGTTAGAGATAGAAATTATAGCGATGTTATAAGAGAAATACTGGAAAAGTACATACACACACCTAAGCCTATTACTATAGAGCCTACTGTTAGTTTAGATAAACAGATAGATCTGATCTCTATGGAACGGCCGTTTATTGCTATCGATCACCTCAAGCATTATTCATTCTCTAGTGTATATAAGACACACTCGTACACATTCTTTGAGAATAAGAACGGATTTCATTTTGTTACTATTGAAAAACTAATGGATGATGGCGCTAAAACTATAGAACAGAATCTGTCAGATAAAGAATTCTTTACGGATACTGTGCGTAAAGAAGATATTAGAGATGTCAATGTTCGTAATATTATAGCGTATAACAAATTAGTTAACGGTGGTACCGTTGATCAAACATTATCCGGTGGTCTTAACAATGTAGGGGTTAATTATGATTGGTCTAAAGGCTCGTTAGATGAAGTAACAACTACCCACGGAGATTTGTTAAATAACATAAAGACGGCAGAGACAAAAACCTCTTCGACAATATCTGCTAGTTTTCAAAGGGGTCATGGGGCATCTCCTGGTACTAATATGACAGTGACGCCAACTGAGTATAGTGCGAATCCCTATGCTATTACTAAGAAACTGGGTATTTTAAAGCAATATATAGAAGAGTTAGCAAAACATATTATACAAATATACGTGTACGGAGACTCTGATATTACTGTGGGCGATATGATTAAGTGTAATTTTTCAGACATAACCTCGTTCGATAACACTACCGGTCTCGATAGAATAGATACAGGCAATTATCTAGTAGCTAAGGTTAGACATTGTATTTTAAATCAGGACCGTCCTCAGTACAATATGTCGCTTGAACTTATTAGAGGTTCTGTACCTCAAGGGGGGAGATAATATAATGGCAATTACTCAACAAATGGGTCGTGAAGGGTTTCACTGGTTCGTAGGCATCGTTAAAAAGATAGATGGAGATCCAAAGAAACTAGGCAGAGTTAAAGTGCAAATTATTGGTCAACATGTCAACGATGTGGATCCAGATATTCTGCCTTGGGCTTCTTTTATGATGCCTACTACAAGCGCTTCTCTAGGAGGCGTAGGCGACACTCCTAGTGTGTCTATCAATACTCATGTTGTAGGTTTCTGGGTAGATGGTTATAATAAACAGATGCCAGTTATTTTTGGAACACACCTATTTAATCCAGATGAAGATGACGGTTCTTCTAAGCATTCTCTTTCGATGTTAGCACGGGGAGAGAATGTTATCAATAAAGAAAAGGTAGGATCTGTAGAACCTGACTCGCCTTATAGTGCTGTGTATCCATACAATCGTGTTATTACAACTAAGTCTGGACATGTAATTGAACTAGATGACACTGAAGGTGCCGAACGTATTCATATCTATCACAAAAGCGGTGCTTATATTGAAATAGACAAAGACGGCAAACTAGTCATTAAGACACCCGCGGATAGTTTTGATATTACTGGAGGTGCCAAGTCTATTACAGTTACTGGAGACTGTAGAATGGAAGTAGGTGGTAACTTAAACGCTACAATAAGCAAAGGCGTGCAGATAGCGGCAAAAGAAGATATTATCATAGCTACAAGTGGTGCTATCGAACTAATGGGTAAAAAGGGTATTAGGCAATCTTCAGCAGGAAGTATAGTAGCTACTAGCCCAACCGGCTTCTCTGTTACAACTGGTAGTTTCTCTACAGCGGGTAAAGCGTCTATTGGAAATGGTAAGTCTGGCTCTTATATCGCTAATGGAAAGACCCTTGTGTTCCAAGACGGTATCTGTGTTGATATTACAGGGTAATAAGGGTCAAGACAATGGCAGATTCTGCTAATACAATTCAGATTAATCACATTCTGCAGGAGAGCATTCTAAACGCACCTCCTATAGTAGTAGACACTAAAAAAGCGCAAGCAGAGCTAGAAGCTCTTTTGATGCCGCCAGTCGTTAGTGATGCAGGTTGTCGTGAAAAACTTAATAAGAAAACAGAAGAAGAAGCTAATTTAGATCATATTGTTGCGTTTGTCAAGGAAGCAACTGCAAAGATTAATAACGCTACTGAATGTTCAGAGTTACAGCGTGAAGCAAAGAAGGCTCTAAAGACTCTGGGTGTTAACCTAGATGACATCAAGGCATCTATTCAAAAACAGTTAGATAGTATCTTACCCATTACTACTGTTCCTCTTAATCCTTTCAAGCTACCTAAATATATTAAGAAGGCAACCGTAGGACGTATTCTACCGGACCTCGAGGCGGCTCTTAGAGAAATTAAAAAGATTGTTCAGCTCATAAGTGCATTGAGCGATTTGATTAAAGTCGTACAGCAAATAGTACCTAAACTAGAAGCGTGTGCTATCAGTACCCGTCAAATGGTAAAGGGGTTCGCAAACGACGAATTGGACAAGGTATATGACCGAGCTATATTAAAAATCTCTAAAGAAATAGCAGATGCTATTTGTGGCGGTCTTACAGATATAGGTGTCAATATCAAGGATGTTATAGATGCAGTAAATACATCTGAAGATATTATCAGATCATTTGAAGATATTAAAAATTCAGCTGAGGAATTTATTACATCGACAGGTAATCTAGTAGGCGGACATCAGACAGCACTACAAGATTTAACTGGTATTCCACCAGGCATCAATACTTCTTCCTCGGCGGCTTTTCTAGAGAGTGTTAGTAGCAATACATCTACACAATACTTCCAGGATATCTCAGCAGTATTCAAACAACCACCTCCAGACCTTGTTACAATTCCTACTATTACAGGCGATGCAATTGTAGGTTCTGTACTGCTATGCTCTAATGGAACCTGGTCCTCTAATGGAGTTACTAACAACGCTGCTTTTCAATACGAAGCACAATGGTATAGAGGCGGACTTGAAATTAAAGGTGCCAATACATTCTCATACACACCAGTTATCGAAGATTTAGAACAAGTATTACATTGTGTTATTATTGCAGGCAACCATTTAAATGCAGAGGTGGCACAGTCATCAGATACATCTCCAGTAGTATATAATGTATCTGAAGCTAATAAACCAGTCATTACAGGTACAGCTGCTAAAGATCAAACACTCACTTGTTCGACAGGTACTTGGTCTGGTGTAACACCTATGTTATACTATTACGAATGGTATCGCGGAGATACGACAGTTGTTCAAAACAATTCTGCAACTAACACATACAAATGTGTAACCGCTGATATTGGAAGCACAATCAAATGTAAGGTAACTGTAAGCACTTCGAGATATGTATTAGCAGCAAACTCTAACGCAACCTCTACTGTCACAGCATAATAAAGAGAAAACAAATGTCAGTTACAAGAGCAGATAGGTTCACACAGCAAGATAGAAAGACACAGATCTATAGTGACTTTCTAACAAATCTTAATCCGCATCCAGTGTCTAAAGATATTGTAAAATATGTTAACGAGAACGCAGTAGTCAAATCCATACGTAATTTAATTTTAACTAATCGTCGTGAAAGACTTTTTCAACCAAATTTAGGTTCAAACATTAGAAGGCTATTGTTCGAACCGATGGGATCTGATACGGCAGATAATATTATAACTTTCATTCGCGAGACTTTGAGTACTCATGAGCCAAGAGCTAAGATATTAAATATTCAGGCAGTTCCAGACTATGACAACAATCTGTATCAGGTCAAGGTTGTTTTTATGGTTATAAATAAACAAGAACCCGTAACTGTCGATGTTACCTTAGATAGAGTAAGATAATGGCTGCAAACTCAAGTATCATCCTCACTAACCTCGATTTTGATACCCTTAAAAATACATTCAAAGCATATCTTAAATCCCAAGATAGATTTAATGATTACGATTTTGATGGTTCTAACATGAGTGTATTGCTTGACATCCTATCGTATAATACATATCATAATGCTTTCTATCTAAACATGATTGGGAACGAGATGTTCCTGGACTCGGCACAGCTAAGAGACTCTGTTGTATCCCATGCTAAAGAACTAAACTACACCCCTCGTTCATTCACATCTGCTGTGGCTAATGTGAATATATCGGTCGTATCTTCTGATCTCAAGAAGAGAAGAATTGTTATACCTAAAGGAACTACCTTTACCTCTAACTTCTCATCTACAACGTATACATTTTCTACCGCAGAAACTATTATTATATCAGATTTCGTATTAAATTCTACGGATATTACATTTACAGGCAGCAATATTAACTTATACGAAGGGTATTTCTTAAGCGATACCTTTACATATAATAGCTCTTCTCCACCTAGAATGACTATTTCTAATAGAAATGTAGACATATCAAGCATTGCAGTTACAGTTATCGAAGATGTAGGCGCCACCTCGCTCACATACACTCGTGCTACATCTTTGTTTGATCTAAATAGCAGATCGCAAGTGTTCTTTGTACAGGGCGGCATAGGCAATAGTTACGATATTATCTTTGGAGATGGTGTTACAGGTAGACGTCCAAAAGACAACTCTATTGTTAATATCGAGTATCGTGTATCTAATGGCGAGTTGCCAAATGGTTGTAATAAGTTTTCCGTAGACTCTCGTTTAGATGGGGAATCTAATGTCATTGTTTATGTTAATACTGTAGCATCGGGCGGTTCTGTTTCCGAGAGTACGGAATCTATTAAATATAATGCTCCACGTCATTTTACAACACAAGAACGAGCTATTACAACAAATGATTATGAAACACTACTCAAATTAAACTTTCCTGAGATTAATGCGGTTACTGCTTACGGAGGAGAAAATCTAAATCCTCCCCAGTTTGGTAAAGTATTTGTCGCTGTTGATCTAAATGAGGTAGATTATGTACCCCAACTTAAAAGCGAAGAATATTATCGTTTCTTAAAACCTAGGTCCCCTGTTTCTATTGATCCAGTATTTGTAGATCCCGAATATACATATCTAGGTGTAGTATCAACCATACGCTATAACGTTAATGTAACTAGACTTACTCCAGATGATGTTAAGACCATTACATCTTCGGCTATTGTCAAATACGCACAAAGTAATCTCAATAACTTTAATAGAGTTTTACGTTACTCAAAATTAGTACAAGCTATTGACAACTCTCAGCAGTCTATCATTTCTAATGAAACTTCAATAACTATTATTAAGAGAGTCAATCCAGAATTAGGTAAATACTTAACTTTTGACGTTGCGTATAACATACCTCTAGATAACACAACCAACTCTTGTATATCCTCTTCTTTTATTATGTACAAAGGTATCAAATCTTATATTAAAGATGATGCTAACGGAAATCTAATAGTAATATCTTCTAACACAGATTCCACTATCGATACAGTGGGTAAAATGAATTATGATCAGGGTTTATTGCAGTTCTCTAATTTTAAGATAGACAGTTATTTTAATAACAGTATTAAGTTTATAGCAAAACCAAGATACAAAGACATTTCGACAATCAATAATGTTATCCTAAATATTATAGAAGAAGATATTAATCTTACTGTAGAGCCTGTTAGGTCATAATAAATGAGAAATATAGAGCAAAAGATTTCTCCATTAATTTCTAATATGTTTCCGTCTTTCTATCAGGAAGATGGTCAAAACTTTATCACTTTTATCGAAGCATATTATGAATGGCTTGAACAGAATTTTCAATTAATAGATCTGGTTGATAATACTGGTTTTAGTGTAGGACAAACTATTCGACAAGATTCTGTTACTGGTCAGATTGTCGCGTTTGTCGATAAGAGTTTACTAATTAAAGTAGACGGTCTAGAAACATTCAAATGTTTCAATGTGTGTTCAGAATTTATTCCTGTATCCACTGTAGATATTGAAGGTAATACGTTTAGTACGTATATCACAAAGGGCGGATCAACTAAAAGATTGGGTCCTATATTCTTCTCTCGCAATCTACCTAATATTAGAGACATCGATAAGACTATTGATTTGTTTGTCGTTCAGTTTAAAGAAAAATATCTTAAAGATATTGAATTTGATATCGAGTCTAATAAGCAATTACTGGTTAAAAATTCATTAGATCTATATCGGGCTAAAGGCACAGAAAGAGCTATAGATTTATTCTTTAGACTTATCTATGGGGTTAACGCGGAAACATATTATCCCGGGGATGACTTATTCCGTCTATCAGATGCTGTGTGGTACAAGCCGCAGTATATAGAGATCAATAACAATTCTGTTGATAGAGCTATCACACTTGTAGGTAAACAAATTACAGGTGTTACATCGGGCGCCACCGCATTTGTGGAACGCTATGTCAAGAGGCATGTTAGAAACAGTATTTCTCATGTTCTATATGTATCGTCTATCAAAGGTACATTTATTGCGGAAGAATTATTAAAAGATAGCACTGGTATATTTCCAGACTCTCCTAGAATTATCGGATCACTATACAATACTCGTATTATAACTAAATCTGAAAATTTTAAGGTAGGCGACGATGTACTGTTAAGTTCGGTAACTGGTACAGGTGCTATCGGGAGAGTATCCTCGGTAGAACCCGGAGATGGCAGAGTAGATTTCTCTCTAATAAATTCAGGTTACGGTTATACTGTCAATACGGGGGAGTATAATAACCTTGCTTCTAGAACAAAAACATCGGATAAGTTCTTAACTCTTGCTAATGTTCAGGTAGGGCAATATGTATCTAATGTGGTGATTAAGACTGCCGGCAGTGGCTATAGCAATTCAGATAGTATTAGATTCAAGGGACAGCACAATGATGCTAGAGGTAAAATCATCACTAATAATGCCGGGGCTGTTAAAAAAGTAGTAATGGATGAAGGGGGTAGTGGTTTTTTCCCCGTAATTGTAAACGGTGCCGATCTTACTACTAAGATTGATATTAATAGCGATACGGGTTTAGGCGCATTTATTACACCTGTTTTTAGCTATCCCGAGAAATATTTTCAGATGCTTGAATCTGTCACACAGTATGTTTATACATTGACTTATGATGGTCCTCTAGATAGTAGATTTACTTTAGGCTGTGATATTTACTGTCGTACTGGGTCCTATCCAGGTAAACTTATTGGTATAAATTCTATTGATAATACTGTAGATATATTCTTATACTATAAAAATCACAGAATACCTGGTCCTCCTGATAGTAATATTTATCTTGCAGCAGATCCAACAGCAATAATTGTTGTTACTTCTTCTGAAGAAAAAATAGTCACTGGGGAAGTTATTTTCATTGCTAATACAGGTACTATCAAACTAGATATTCCAACAGGAAATTATAAAGATTTTGCTATAGGAAGTTTTGTTTATCAGGTAGATGACAATAATAATGTAGTAGGTGGAGGTAACATTACAGCCAATAAAGATCTTAAACTAGATGGCGGGGTTATCGATATTGCGAATATTGATGGAATCTTTTTCAACGACAAAGATCTATATGTAAAAGACTCCGAAAGCTATGCAAAATTCAAAGAAATTAGTTTTGAGATTGCTATATCAAATACTCAAGGTACATTCTTCGATTCTTATCTGCCTGGACTATATTCTAATGTTTCTAGCGTTGTTGCAGATATTCAATATAGTACAACTGGCTCTGACGCTTCTTTTGCAATTGGATCTTTAGACAATATAGAAACTGTTAGACTCAATACAGATCTACTGACTAATACAAGAATTCTAAACAATTATATAAATGATACATCCTATGGATTTAGTAAAAGTGGTTCTGCCGGTTTAGATGATTATCTATTTAAAGCTTTCAAGTTCGAAAATTTTAATATAGGTTCAATCAACACAATTACTGAAATTAACCCTGGTGTTGGTTATACTAGAGATCCTGTCACATTTTCTTATCAACCTTATATTGTAGGTTATCAACACAAAGACTACATTATGAACATCATCGATGGTACTAGTTCTTTTGTAGTAGGAGAGGTTGTCTGTCAGATTATTCCTAAAGATTATTTAAGACTAGGTGTTGCTAGTACATCTGCATTTGAACAGAATGAAAAACTTGTTATATCTAACACTAGTGCTTCTACTATCGGAACCCTAGTCTCTATACCTTCAGCTAATACTTTAATTGTGGGTAACATGGCTAACAAGGTTAAATCACCTACCAAAGTTCGAAGATACATTGCTTCAAGTGATACAAATATTTTAGGTAGCAATACATATACAGCAAATACTATTGCCAAAGGTATTATCAAAGGTTTTGCAGGAGATGAAATCTACGTAAAGAGAATACAGTTTGAAAACGAATTCGTAACTAATTCTCTTTTAGCTGGAACTCAATCCGGGGCTACTGCTAATCTAGTAAATATCTTACAGGACGATGCGGCCTTACCTATCGGACTTAATGGCAGCGTATTAGCAGATGCTATCATAGCAGATGGAACTGTTACAGGCATTCAAGTTATCGATTCTGGATTTGGATATAGAACAGATCAGCAATTGACATATACATCTTCAGACGGTCTCAGATCCGGCACTGCTACTGCTATTGACAATGGTGTTGGTGTTGGATCTGGTTACTATAAAACCTCTAAGGGATTTGTGAGTAATATTTCTAAGCTACATGATGGTGATTATTATCAAGAATATTCTTACGATATTATCTCTAGAATACCGATAGATAAATATTCTGATATGTTTAAAAAGGTCATGCACACTGCGGGTACTAGATTCTTTGGAAGTGTATTAGTTGATACCTTAGCTAATAACTATATCAGTTTAGCCGATTCTGAAATTATAGTTTCCAATACTTCGCCGTTCGTAATTCAAGATCGTTTTGTTTTCAACGTGAAGGATCGGAATAAGCTTTATGTAGAGATTCGTGATTAAAAATATCACTATAAATATATTAAAGTAGGACACGTATATAAGTCATGGGTACACATCAAACAGTTACTAATAAACTAAAAGTTGCATCTGCTGAAACATTTGTTCAGTCAGTACAGAGTAACTCTGCTTATTATATTTTTGCTGCAAAACATACTGCTTATCCTGGAGGAGATCAAGTCATCCCTTCTCCATTAGATAATGTTAGATCTGAAATAGATATCTATAATGACATGCTTTTCGGTAAGCGTATTAAAACAGATGATATCTATATGATGGCTAGACGTTATACCTGGACATCGGATACAGTGTATACAATGTATGATGATACTGTTGATTTGACTAATGAAAAATTTTACGTTACAGTCAAAGCGGGAACAGTTTATAATATTTACAAATGTCTATTCAATAACAACGGAGCCCCGTCTACTCAAGAACCTTTCGGACAAGATCCATCCCCTATAGAATATCCGCAAGATGGTTATGTGTGGAAATATATGTATTCGATAACCGATTTCTATATGGCTAGATTTGGAACCTCTACATTTATTCCAATAATTCCAGATGATGTTGTTTCTTCTTCTGCTACCCAAGGCTCTATTGACGTAATTAACATAGAAAGTCAAGGTTATGGGTACGACAATTATACCTCAGGTACTTTCCGGTTGTCTGAAGACATCGCAGTTGATGGTAGTGTCGTCCAGTATGGTCTAGATTCTAATTCTTCTGACAGAGCAGGTCATTATAAAAATTGTCTAATGTTAATCACCAATCCATTAAGCGCGGCTTATGGAGAATACAAGGTCATTAAGGATTATTTTATCGATAAGAAAGGCAGGCGCGTTGCTGTCTTAGATTCTCCTTTTGTGAACCCAGTAATAGCAAATGATACCTACGAAATATATCCTAATGTTTTTATCTACGATTTAGATGGTACTAGTACAGAAACCTGCTATGCTAGAGCTATTATATCACCGGCCTCCGGAAATTCTATTTCTAGAATAGAAGTTATTAGTGCTGGAAAGGGTTATAAAAATACTATTGCTAAAATTAAAACAAATAGCACAGTCAATGTAACTACTGAAGCACAGTTAAGAGCGATAATACCTCCATCAGGAGGGCACGGCTACAACATCGCTAATGAATTATTTGGACATTATGTAGGTATCTCTCAGAGCTTTATTGGTAATAATGCACCTTTAGTGGCGAATAATGACTACCGTACAATCGGTATAATAAAAGAACCTAGATACGCAAATGTAAATGTAAGCATTAAAGCAGGTACCATACGGGGGTCTTTCATTAAAGGTGAAGAAATATATCGATATAAGCATATTAGATTATATGGTAATGTAGAAGTATATGCTAACTCTCTTATTGTTGGTACAAATACAAATTTTATAGATTCCTTTAGATATGATGATCAGGTTATCATTACTAATGATACTACCAATATTCTAGGAAAAATTACAGATATCTATAGCAATACTACTCTACAGATCGATACTGTACCTACGTTTACACAATCTAACTGTTCAATTTATTTAATTGAAAGCTCAAGATTTGGAACCCTAACAAATAGCCGTACAGCATCTCTCGACCTAACCGATGTAGCTGCTACTGGTTTTGATAGTAGCCATTCTTTATTGGGGGGGTCTTCATTCTGTACTGTCGATGTTGCTAATACAATCCCTTATGTTACTGTAAATGGAAGAGATGCAGACGAGTTCAAAGCTTTCAATCAACTTACTAGTTTTGTAGGTTTATTGACATCAGAAAATGCATTCCAAGAAGATGAATTGATTAAACAGGATTATGATAACGTTTATCCAGAAGAAGAATTGGTACCTTCTGCTAAATTTCATTCAATTATTAATAGTGAAACAGGCGCTAATGATGATCGTATTTATGTATCTAATGTGAGTAATGAATTTAATCTAGGGGTGTTGCGAGGCACAAACAGCAATGCCTACTTCTCTCCACAGTATAAATATAAGGGTGAACTTATAAAAAACAGTGGTGATATTGTTTATATTGAAAACCTAGCACCTATTACACGTAATAGCGGTCAATCCGAAACCGTAAAAATCATATTGGAGTTTTGAGTTAAATGTCAATTCAGACAGATCTGAGCGTATCGCCATATTTTGATGACTATAACGATCAAAAAGATTTCTATAAGATTCTTTTTCGTCCAGGTGTTGCTGTACAGGCACGTGAACTAAATCAGCTACAGACTCTTCTTCAGAAGCAGATCGAGCGATTTGGAAATCATATCTTTAAGCAAGGCACTATTGTAGATGGTTGTGGTATTGCTTACCATGATGATATGAAGTATATTAAGATTCGAGATGTACAAACAGATTCTAATCTTGTCAATGTTAAATCATATAAAAATTACCGAATTAAAAATAGTAATGATATTACTCCTCTAGAAGCAGCTATTATAGATGTAGCTAGTGGGTTCGAATCAACAAAACCAGATCTTAACACATTATTCATACGTTACCTAAGCTCTGGTTTTAAGACAGGAGGACCAGCAGGCGGTCAGCTTGCCTTCCAACCAGGAGAAATTCTGACTGTCTATAATCCAGATAATAGACTCGAAAAAATTAATGTTGATGAAAAATCAGCTGGCTTTGGACCTGTAGATAAGGTTGTTATTCTAAGTGCTATTGCAGTACAAAATACTTCAGGAGGCACATTCTTCGCTAATAATTTTTATATCGGTGATTATTTAACTGATGGTACCGCCAATGTACAAATCATTGGTATAGATGATGCTATCACTTCTGATTCACTAGTACTAAAGATTACCCCTAGAACTGGGGATCTTAAGAATCTAGATTATTCTAAATGGTCCCTATCTGTTGGCGGAACCGTACATTCAACTAATACTATTCAGCAATCAAGTGATGCTATAATCGTTTCACAGATAGGTTCAGGTGCATCCGCTACATTGACAACTTCTGCATTAGGTAAAGTTGAAACTATTTCTGTTGTAGATAGGGGTTCTGGATATTCAGTATTACCTAATATCTCTATTGCTTCTGCTGGAGCATCTGAACCTCAAAATCAATTATTCTCTGCTACACCACAGAATTTCTTAACAAATATCACAATTGCTGGGGAACAGTTCTCTCCAGTAGGCAACACATATGCTATGACTGTTGGCGCGGGGGTTATTTATCAGAAGGGGTATTTCTCTCGTGTACAAGAACAGCTTATTATTGTAGAAAAATATAATAATACGCCTGATCAGAAATCTGTGGGTTTTGAAACTATAGAGACTATTATCACATCTAACGGGGATGATTCCCTATTAGACAATGCATCAGGAGCTCCGAACTATACCGCACCTGGTGCTAATCGTCTACAACTAACACCTGTGCTCACAGTCTTATATAAAGCAGAAGCTGATAGAAAGACCGAGTGGTTATATATCTCAGAATTTAATAACGGGCAACCATATAAGCAAAATATTTCAACTGTTTATAATAAGATTGGCGATTACATAGGACAGCGCCAGTATGAAACAGCAGGCAATTTCGTACTAAATCCGTTTTTACTAAACACACAGAATACAGATGCTTTTGTGGATGAAGCAACAGACTTCAGCATCATTATTGATCCAGGCACCGGATACATTAACGGCTCTCGTGTAGAAACACTTTACAACTATAAACAAGCAGTCGCTAAAGGTACAGACACCCAGAGAATTCTAAACGGAACGATCTCAGTTAACTATGGTAACTATGTACGAGTTAAAGAATACGCTGGTAATTTTGACATCAAAACAGGATCCGTTGTTAATCTATATTCAGATACAAGATCTTATATCTCTACTAGAATAGGTTCTGCTATAAGCCATAGAGGTACGTTAGTTGGACAAGCTCGTATTAGGTCTATAATGTATGACCAGGGAGTCCCTGGCACTCCGGATTGTATATACAGAATATATCTATTTGATATTGATATGAAAGCAGGCAAGAACTTCGCTGATGTGAAATCTATTTATGACGATAATGCTATCTGCGATATCGTTTTAGAAAATGGTAAGGCTATCATTAAAGACAATCAGATGTCTAGCCTAATTTATTATGCAGGCAACCCAGCAGTAGCTAATGCGTATAATATTAATTACACATATCGTACAGGGAATACATATACACTATCGACAAGTGGTACTATTCCGATTACAATACCTTCTTCGACGGGAGAAAAGTTTCCTTATACAGGTACGCTTTCTTCAACACAGAAAAGAGATATTGTTATCGTACCGTTAGCAAACACGGTTAGTACTGTATCTACAGGTACTAAAAGAGTTGGCTGTTCTACATCATCTACCACATTGACCGGAACTGGGGGTACAACTTTCTTATCTGATCTTAATCCGGGGGATTTTATTAAAATCGGATCACTAGGTTTTGTACAGATCAGATCTGTTGATACTAATACTTCCGCTACACTAATGAGTAATCCTGCATTTAATGCCACAACGAACACTTACAACTTAGGATATCCAGCAAACATTCCAATTCCAATGGACCGCGTTACTGTAGAAAACAATTCTTCAGGCAAGACGCTCACTATTAATCTAGGAAATACAATTACTCCAGAGGTAACGGCAGCAGTTTATTTTAATGTAAGACAGGAAAGTGTTACGCCGGTAGCGAAGACTGTCAACAGGCATAGATTTATTAGGCTTTATTTAGGGAGTAATAAAGCAAAGACTGTAGGACCATGGGCATTGGGCGTATCGGATGTAATTAGACTCAATAAAGTCTATAGAGGGGCAAATCTGACTAAACCAGACATAACACAATATTTCTATATAGACCATAATCAGACCGAAGATTATTATGGTATGTCTTATCTTTATCTTAAACCTAATGCAGATATAACATTACTATCTACAGAATATCTTCTCGTAGATTTCGATTACTTTACTCATAGTGACACTGGAGGACTAAAAGCTCCGGGCGGGTCTGGTACATATCCTATTAATGATGGAGTCTCTCTGGATGCTTCAATTTCTACTATCAATACACTAGAAATTCCAGAAGTATATGGTAACAGAGGTAACTATTATGATCTTCGCGATCAGTTTGATTTGAGACCCAATTCAACAGCATCGGAAACACCAGTAACTGCTGATGACCTAATTCATGTGCCGACAAATCCAGAAGAAAAAACATATGCGAGTAAATTCTCTTCTTCGGATAAGAAGTTTCCTGTGCCTGATTCCGAGCTATCTGCTTCAGTCAATTATTATTTAGGTAGAACAGATCGCGTTATTATTGATACATCAAATCGATTTCAGGTAATTAAAGGCACAGCCGGATCTATAGAAGCGCCTTCAGCGCCGGATAATGCTCTAACAATAAACATATTAAATATACCTGCATATCCTTCACACCCATATATTTTATCGGCAGAAACAACTAAATTCGCCGATACTAAGATTGCTAATGAAAAATATAATACACAGAGACTAAACGATTATCGTGTTACTACACCATTAGGAGCAACTGACCGTAATGCGCTTCAACCACGCAATTATACTATGCAAGATATCGGTAAGTTAGAAAGACGTATCAGTGATCTAGAGTATTATACCTCTTTGTCACTAACTGAAACGATCGCACAAAAAAGATCTATACCTGGATACGATGGTACAGATCGCTTTAAGTTTGGATTCTTTGTAGATGGGTTTGAAGATTATACGTATGCAGATACTTCTAATCCACATTATAGTGCGTCAATTGTTGACGGATATTTGTCTCCATTAGTTAATGAACTTAAGATTAGTCTAAGCACTACAGGCGATGATAATCATTCACTACCTTTTGTTGAAGTGCCGCTAGTTTCTCAGACAAGAGCTACTGATGGTGTGGTAGCAGTAACACCTTCAGAACCAACAACAGTACAAACAATCACTAGTGTACAACAAGAACAAAGAAACCGTTCACGTGATAGTAACGGATATGTATATGAAGAATTTAATTATACCTTCTCTACACAATCAGGTCCAGTAGAATTCTATATTAACGCCAAGAATAATTTTATCGGAGCAGAAATCTTCCAGTCGAGAAGCTGGAACGGTCCGCGGGTTCCTATTATTAATAGTAGATCCGCAATAGCTATAACAGAAGCTGATGTTAGAAACAAGCAATTATATCTGAATGATGGACGTAATATAGAACATTATGGACAACTACAGAGAACATCAGATCCATACTCTACTTCTTGGGGTACTTGGTTAGAAGATCAGTTTAAGTTGTTGTGGACACATAATCCGGATCAAGGCAGACACTATACTATTAGAATATATAAGGGTGGACGACATGGCGGCTTCCTAGGTCTTAATGGGGGCGCGGCAGGTACTTTCGGTTACAAACTATTCTATCCAACTGATACATCCGTGAATCAATCGGCTTCAGATATTACTACCAATTATAACCTATCATATTATGGCTTATATTGGCCTTATCGTGATTATTTTAATAATAGTCATGCAGATCCGTTGAAATAATAGTATTATGTCTGCACAATATATAATATATTTACCTCTAAGGAAAATTTAAATGGATTATGGTACTTACGATCTCGGGCGTTCTTTAAGATATACTACAAAGCTAGGGCTGGTCAATGTTAGCTCGCCGTCTACTTTTCTTGTACCTAACAATGGAAGAAATAGCTTTGTTGCTACAGAACAAGCAATAGATTTGTTTGTAACTGGTCTAAAGCCCGGCACAGTACATAAAGCGTATTTCAACGGAATCGATGTTACTAACCTTTGCAAACAGCAAGGGTCTGAAATTGGTAGTGGTCTTACCTCGACTTATAATTTAGGTCCTATTCTAAGTGGTTATCTGATTGGAGGGAGTTTAACATTTACATTCTATTATTCCTCTGCAATCGTACCTAATACTCCCGTTGAAGTTGCGGCAGCAGAAGCAGCATTAATCGCTGGTACAAAAACACTTAAAATTGAATCAGCTGATGGTTCTTCTATAGCTGATATCCAATTAACATTACCAAGATACGCATGGGAAGAATCCCATGTTATAATTAAAAAGACACCATCGACAAGCAGTGCAGCCTCAACAGTCTCCTATACTGAAGTATCTAAACAAGCCTTAAAGGGACCATACTTTACACCCCCTAGTTATTCCATGATCCAGACATTCTATGCGGATTCTGAGATAGTAGGAAAATCAGGAGAAGTTGCGCTTACATCGGTAGATCTCTTCTTTAATAAAAAACCTAATCAGACAAATAATGCTTCTGGTAAAACTAACGCAGGTGTAGCTATCGCTATTTGTGAAGTTGAAAACAATAGTCCAGTGTTGTCTAAAACATATACTCAATCATTGACATATAAACAATATGGTATGATTTACTCATATGCAGACGCCTCTTCGCCAACGACATTTGGATTTAAAGAGCCTTTGAAACTATCAACTGGCAAATTTTATGGTATTGTTATTATGTTTGAAGATCCGGGGTATGATCTATGGGTTAATAAAACAGGCGACAAATTAGTGGGTACAAATACACCCTCGCCTGGCGTTAATTCTAATAAAGACGGTATGTTATTCCGTAGAACAAATGCTAATATTTTTAATTCTATTACGGATACAGATCTTAAGTTTAATATTAGATGTGCTAAGTATGTATCATCAAGCGATAAGAAAATCTTTGTAAATAAAAATTACGAATTTTTAACTGTTAGTGATAAAAACGGAGATTTCTTAGGAGGTGAGTACGTATACCAAGATACTACAAAATCCCCTGGTATAGTAAATCTAGTACGAGGTTCTAATATCATTAATGGATATTCTGGTATTGGTTTTGATACTCTAACCGCAGATACCCCTATTGTTATTATTAGTGGCAATAAAAAACAAGTCGTTACTATCTCTCAAGTAACTAATAGTTCATCTATTAGTATTAATGGTATTGTCGAGTTCTCTAACAATGCTGGTAAATATATTGCAAATCCAGCAATTGGTAAACTTACCAAATATGATACGATCAATAATAAAATGTTCTTGTCTAATTCTACTGCCAATGCAGATGTTAGTTTTACCCCGGGAAGTACTATTATCGGCACCACATCTCATGCTAATACTATAATTGTGTCTGTTGATAATCTTAACGTAGATCGCGTAAGAGTTAAAGGCAACGTTAGAACTCCAGCATCTGGCACTATAGATACTAATATTAAATTTACAGCTAAAGATCCTAATGATGGTGCTTATTATTATAATGATGCGAATAAAGACACTATCAAACTCAATGGTCTCACAGTAACAGACATCTCTAAGTATGATGCATATATTCTTTCTCATACTAATGAGATCAATAATAATAATTTGTATAGTAATACAGACTTACAGATTAAAAATAAGTCTGTTAAGGTAGAAGTAGATTTTAATGTATTGGGTTCTGGAGAAATATACTCTTCTCCTACATTAGAAAATTCGACAGTCGATCTATATACTATTGAAAATCTTTCATCTTCTACTAGCTCTATTATAGATCCGATTACGGGAGTTCTAATTGATACTGAGGTTCTCGGTTATGGAACCGCAGTCTCTAAGCACATCACTACTAAGGTAAATTTCAACAACAATAGATTTGCTGAAGATGTGCGTATGTTTATGGTAGCATATAGGCCTTTAGGTACAGATATTAAATGCTATGCACGTTTACACAACTCTAATGATCCAGAAGCATTTGATGATAAAGCCTGGTCTCCTCTAGAATATGTGTCCAATATTAAAAACTATTCTTCTTCAGAT